GCGGCTTCTACGTTCATCATGAAATCCGCATAACTCATGAATTTTACGTTCCCTCTTCTGTGCTGTTCTGCGGCCAGAATCAGCCAAGCATAAGCAAACAGTCGAAACAAAATCATGGTATTATCAACGATAGTGTTAGCACTTCCACTCGGATTACCAGTATGCTTCTGCACGACTTCCCCATTGTCCAGAACGATTACACTATTTATAATCGCATCATAGATATTCCACAGCTTCTTCTTCAACAGCAGATTTTCTCCGCCGGAGGCCATAGTTTTCCAAACTGGGTGCAACAATCCCCATCTCAAATCTCGCTGACCTTCTAAGGCTCGAACGAAAAGAGAGGCATCATAAGCTGACTCATCCAGCTCAAATGCATTGGGATGCTTGCTCAACCGCTTAAAAAGATTGTCAAAACCCCGATTATATTTTGAACAACCCACAAACGACCACGTTCTGTTATTACTGGCATAGAACCTCTCGTTCATATCCAGACACAGCCGATTACAATTTACTGAATGTTCGGTCGGAGACGCTGTAAACGTACGAATTGAATTAGTATCAATCTTCTCAATAGGACGCAGCTCTAATTTGAGACTTGCAGTCCAAATTGGTACCCAAGGCGATTCTTCCGATAACGAGTCCCAAGCTTTTTGCATCAGCTCGGCAAATCGAGGTGAATCAATCAACTCACCCTTGCTTTGAAACCATAGTGACCAGGGATATCCAGCACTCGTTGTGCGATCCGCTTTCTTTATCACTCCCTCCAAAGGCAGGACAATACTTTCTCCCATAAAAGGGCGGAAATGCTTTTCAGTCCATTCCCCCGCAATCGTCCAGGCTGATTCATTCAATTCAGGCTGGGGGCGGTTGTATTTCGCAATACTCTTTGTCATGGCAGCAGGATTTGGTGAGCACATAAGATATGACTCTTCCATTTCGATTTGGTCTGCCGCAATCCAGTCTTCCACCACTGGATCGCGAAATGACTTGTTTTTGTACGGGACGTAACGCCGCACAACTCCTAGAAAATCCATGTGCGGGGACATCTTTCCCCCATCAAAGTGCACATGGCGCAAGTGGCCCTCTGCAGGATGGTATGGACTTTGAACCATATCTCCAAACTGC